ATCAAAAAAATGTGAATCCAGAAGTATTTACTGCTCCTGGAACAATCACGAATCCTGGTACAGTCTATTCTGAGCCTATCATTGAATTAGAAGGAGATGGAGATGTTTCAATTACTATTGGTAACAAAACAATGTATCTTACTCTAAAAAATAAGGCAACAATAGACTGCCGACAAGGAAAACAAAATATCTATAATGTGACAGGTTCTATACAAAATACTCTTAGAAAACGAGGTAGCTTCTTAGAAATTCCTACTGGTAGAACAGGTATCACGTATAATGGAAATGTTCGTAAGTTGACGATTAGACCAAATTGGAGGTACAAAATTTGATTTATTTATCAGATGGAAACATATCTCTTAATGCAGCATATGATGATAACATCACACAAGAAGCAAACAGCACCTACCAATTAACGTTTAAATTTCCTACAAACAATATCTTGTGGCAAAGGCTTAGAGAGGAAACATTCCTGACAGCTGATGATTTACATGGCGAGCAAGACTTTGTGATTTTCGAGGTTGAAAAACACCATGGATATATTCAAGTCTATGCTAATCAGGTCATGACTCTACTAAATAATTATGTGATTGGTTCACTTGCTCTTGATCGTGTATCAGGTTCAACTGCTTTGAGTCAATTTGCTGGAAGCATCACTAGAGAAAATCCATTTTCTTTTTTTTCTGATATTGATGATCGCCATACTTTTAATACTGATAGCATTAATGCAATGGCTGCACTTACAAAAGATAAACACTCAATTTTGGGACAATGGGGCGGAGATTTAGTCCGTCATGGATACCAAGTACGGCTTTTAAAAAATGGCGGTTCAGAAAATGAATCGCTTTTCATGTACAAAAAAAATCTTTCAAGCTACAAACAGAAGACATCAACCAAATCATTAAAAACTAGAATCACTTTTAAAAAAACAATTAAGAGTTCAAGCGAAAATAATGATGAACATAAAATTGCAGTTGTAGTTGATAGTCCATTGATTAACAAATACAGTCAGATTTACGAGGATGTTGTAGAAGTCAATGACCAAGATGTCAAGGATGAAGCAAGCCTTAGAGAATATGGTAAACAATATTTCAGAACAACTTTGTGCGATATGCTAGAAGATAGCATAGAGATTGATGTTATCGGTCAGAGTGATGTGCCCGTCCAGATATTTGATGTTGTGGGTGTCTACTACGAATACTACGATCTGGATGTAAGGAAGAAAATCACTAAATACAACTACTCACCAATGGCTAAGAAATTGAAGTCTATTGGTTTTGGTGAATTTAAGTCTGGTCTAGCAAATGCAATCGGTAATGCGGTAAGTGATGCAGTCAAAAATGAAATTCAACACTTAGATGGAATCTTTGAAGCAAAACTAGCTAAAGAAATCCAAAATGCTGATTTAGCTTTTGATCGTAAAGTTGAAGAAATCAAAAATCAGTTTGAAGATGAAGTCAATGCTGCTAAAGCAAAAGCAGAGGAAAACAAGCGTGCCTTGTCCGATGAAATTGACAGACGATTTCATGAGTTTAGTCCAACAGGGTTCGAAGAAGCCAAAGCCAAAGCAGAAGAGGCCTTAAGAAAAGCTGGTACAAGTGCTGAATTAGTTGAACAAATCAAGGAAATCACAGAATTAAGAAATAAAAATTTTGAGCGTTTCAAAGAAGAGGCAAACCAAAAATTTGTTGTATCAGACGAGCTTCATTTTTTTCTTTCCAAGAAAGCAGACCAAACCGACTTCCAGCGTGTAAAAGAAACGGCTCAACTCTATGAGCGTATTTTTGGAAATACTCAGAATGGTGTCGCAGATAATATCTCTCGAATGGTAATGACTAACCAAATCTTTCAAACAGAAGTTAAGAAATACGTTGAAAATAATTCAAATCTTGTATTTGACCCAACAAATTTTAGTAAGTGGGGCAAAAAGCAAGCTGAAGCGAATGTCATTGAGGTTCAAGCTGGCACTAAGTTGCTACGGATTACAAATACTGGTAAGACTCAAGCAGTCTATCACGGATTCGCATTACCTCTTACAACCTCTACGTTTAGACAAGGCGAGAAACTCAGCTATCGTATGCAAGTATGGGTAGATGCATTACCAGATGCCCCTCTAGGGATTGAATTATGGTCTTCAGATGGCGGACTAGCATCCGATAGTGTTACATTCACGAAAACAGGTGTTCAGTACATCACAGGTACGATGACCGTCCAGAAATCATCGACTAAAGGAAGAGAATTCCCTCTTGAAATTTGGTTGATGAAGAACGGACAAGTTGCAATTGGTCAGGTATCTCTTATTCGTGGTGAAACACCTCCGCAAGATTTCAAGGATGATACTTCAACGCAAGACCTTGTAACTCAAACAAAGGTGTCACAACTCTTTGATTCCTACGCTATCCAAACATTGACCAACGCTGGAGCAATCGCTTCACAAATCAATCTGAATAGCAATAATATCCTGATTGAAGCTGCTAAAATCAGACTCAAGGGTAGAACGCTTCTAGATGAAATCACAGCGATAGACGGTTATTTCAAGCGTTTATTTGTCGGTGATGCCAGAATAGGAACTCTGAACACTGATATCATTCGCTCAAATTCGATTGCAGCAGATAAGTTGATATTTGATACTGCTCTAGCGAAGAAACTTGTAGCTAGTGATGTGTTCACGGATACGTTAGCTGCTAAAACTGCATTCATCAATAAGCTACGTTCAGTAGTAGTTTCTGCTACCTTACTTGAAGGGTACAAAGGCAAAATCGGAGGGTTCCAAATCGGTACTCACGATAAAGACTCAACGACCTTCTGGCTGACTGGCTCAAACAGTTTCAGAGTAGGTATGTCAGACGGTGGATGGCGAGTAAATCAAACGTGTCTTTGGGTAAATTGGGGTAATGACTGGGGTAAACCTGGTGATAACGCTTGGTATGTTACGAACTCTGGCGAGATGAATTGTAGAGGCGCAGCAAACTTTTATAAAAAAGTCGACTTCTCAGCTAGTAGTTCTGTCAATTTTTACGGGCGAAACACTTTCTATGCAGACCTTCACATGACTAATAAGGAAATATATGGTGATGGTGGAAATCCCAAAGGCGGAAAAAATGCAGTCGTTTGGTGGAATCAGGTCGGAAGCGGAAGCTTGAAGTATCACATTGATAGATCATCTGATAGACGTCTTAAAAAGAATATCTTTGACAGTAATGTGAATGCTCTTGATTTAATTAATCAATTAAGAATGAAGAGATTTGATTTTATTGATACTGGTATCCACGAGGAGGTCGGATTGATTGCCCAGGAAGTCGAGAAAATACTACCGACAGTGGTCTCAAGAAATCCAGAGAATGAAGATGATTACTTGCACATCGACTATACCGCATTCGTGCCTTACTTAATCAAGGCGATTCAAGAATTAAATCAAAAAGTTGAAAGGTTTGAAACAACATGAATGAACAAGACAAACAGATTAGTAGCTTAGTTATCAACTCATTATCCGATAAGCTAAGTCAAGAAGCTACTAAAGCATCAACGTTCGAAGCTCTATACACAACAAATGCTATGGAGCTCGAACAAATCAAGAAAATCATCGAATCAGATGAAGAACTTAAATCTAAATTCGAACAAGTGAAAGGAAATATTAATGGAAGTAAATAACTATACACTCGCAACTAAACCTTACATTCGTGGTTTTGGGGACAAAACTACAACCGTTGTAGAAATTCGATTACAAGATGGCAACCGATACAGTACAAATCAACGTGAACTTGTGGGTGACCGCACTCAAGATAATGAAGAAACACTTATCCAAGCGGTTCTTGACATCCTTAAAGCTGAGCTAGACCCAGGTTCTGCAATCGTTCAAGCCCAATCTAAAATCGAGCAAGCTGAACAGAAGCTCACTCAGACTGAAACTAAACAGAACCAACTACTTGAAATCACTGAGAAAATCAATAAGGTAGTTCGTGTTATGGCTCAAGATTCAATTATGGGTGAGAAAATTGCTTATGGTACAACCTATAAGGAACTTGTAGAACTATTCCCACTTGTAAAAACTGGTGAGAGCTATGCCCCTGGTTCTATGTTTGCAATCGAAGACCCAGGGCATGTTGAATTGAACGGGGAAGGCAAACGAATCCTTATTCAAACTAACCAACAATTCATCTACCAAGGCGAATCACTTCAACAGCTAGAAGGTTCACCATCTCAAAATGGAATCCTTGCAGTTTGGAAATGGCAAGCACCTAAATCTGAACTAGAAACACAACCTGTTCAATAACAAGGAGGTGTTTATGCAAGATTTAGCATTTCACGAACTAGCAGAACATTTAAAAAATCTATCATATAGTCCGTATATCCACTTCTTTTTTTGGTTGATGGTATTAGATATTGCAACAGGCTACATCAAGGCCTTTAAGACTAAGCGTTTTGATAGCAAGGTAGGCACAATGGGCTTAATCAGACACTTCATTGTATTTGTCGTCATCTTGCTTGTAGCTATGTATGCACGTTCATTGGGTTTTCGTAGTTTTGGTATAGCGTGGACTATGTTTTTCTCTTTCAATTATCTGTTTTCAGTGATTGAAAATTGGGAGATGATAGGACTAGCATTTCCAGAGTTCCTGAAACCGTATATCAATCAAATCAAGAAAGATAATGCTCGTAAGATAGGTCAGTTATTGGTCAATATTGACCAAAAAGACAAAATTGAAGTCGAAGTAAAGGAGAAAGAAGACGATGCAACAGATCAATGAAATTTTAATTAATGGAGCTATCAGCATTCTAGTTATCCTTGTAGGTATCTCAGTTAAAGCTGTTAAAGAATATCTGATCCAAAAGGGTGGAGAGAAAACAATCAAGATTGTTGAAATCTTGGCTAAGAATGCAGTTAATGCAGTTGAGCAAGTGTCCACAGAAACTGGCTACAAGGGAGAGGAAAAGTTGGAACAAGCACGAGCAAAAATCCGAGCAGAACTTAGAAAGTACAATATCAGCATGACTGATAGTGATCTCGATACATTCGTTGAGTCAGCAGTCAAGCAGATGAATGACGCTTGGTCTGAAAAATAAATCAAGAGAACCTGAAAAGGTTCTCTTTTTAATATTAAAGAAAGGAGCAAGATTTGAAGAAAACCATCGAAAAAAAGCTTGAAATCACATCAAATAATAGAGATGTTGATAGGCTTTATCAAGAATTCTTCAGTATGGATAAGAACATCGCTGAATTCAAATTCACTCTTGACAATCTATCCGCTAACAAGGTAATTTGTTTATTCTATTTCAAGAAATCTAAACGATATTCAACAGTTGATGCGACAATCGAAGACAATACCTTTACTGTTAAATTTGATGTATCGTTGATCACAATGGACGAGCCTGTGGTAGGATACATCTACTTTGAAGAAGTGGAAAAATCTGCTGACGTGTACAGCTTTAGGTTCAATGTACGAGTTAGTGAACTTGATAAGTCTAAGAATGCGCCTATCATCGAACAGAAAACAGGACGCATCGTAGACATCGATAGCATTGTTACCAGGACAGAATTAGAAGAAATTCTCAAGACTGTTCATATTGGCAGTGATGCTTACGATGATTCAGAAATCATTAAACGTTTAGCAGCATTAGAAGCTAAGTCTGAAATCGACACAAGTCAGTTTGCTACAAAAGAAGAACTAGCAAACAAAGTTGAACGTAGTGAAATCAGTCATATTTCAGCCGATATCGAGGCTTTGAAGACAAAGATGGACAATGACACCATCTATAATGACAAGCCCCTTGTAGAGCGTGTAGTGGCTTTAGAGAACAAGCCAAGTGTAGATACAAGTCAGTTTGCTACTAAGCAAGAATTGCAAAATATTGCCTTAACCCCTGGACCAAAAGGAGACAAGGGAGAGACTGGAGAGCGTGGACCACAAGGTGATACTGGTCCAAGAGGGGCAGACGGTTTACAAGGCCCTCAAGGATTGCAAGGTATCCAGGGAGAACGTGGTCAAGATGGACAACCTGGACCAGTAGGACCTCAAGGGCCTATTGGACTTACAGGACCTCGTGGAGAAAATGGTCGTGATGGCGTTGGCATTCCTCAAAAATTGAGAATTGAAGGAAACACCCTCATCTTATCTGATGGCGGTGGCAATGTAACCCTACCAACTTCTAGTCAAAATGCACCAACTTCATCTAGCGAGTTAATTGGCGAAGGTATGCCAAACGGTAAAGTCGATGGTACTATCGGACAGACATACGTTGACACTAAGAAAATAGACGGTGATACAGGTTGGAAAAAACTAAACGTACTGTCTAAATTAGGTAATTCTTATATGCAAGTCCGAAGAGTTAACGATACCGTATCTTATCAATTCGGAGGACTACAATGGGGTTGGTTCGGAATTGTTAGACGAGGTAACCCAGCATTCATCGGACATCCAGGGAACCGTGAAAAGAAATGCTTCCTTATAGCAAACGGTGGCATACCTTTAGGGTATAGAACGTCTGGTTCGCTAATTGGTCAGATTTTCAACGATGACGGCGTTCCATACGGGACGTGGTATGTAGGCGGTTATGGTGATGCAAATCACTTACGTTTCCAATTCAACGACCCAGTACCAACCGACAGAGATATCGGAGACATCAGGGTCTCTAATATAAGCTATATTACAGACGACCCTTGGCCGACAAATTAATAAGGAGGAATATATAAATGGAAATTGATACAAGCAGATATAGAGAAGGACTTCCGCAGATTGGGTACGCTCCTTATCATCAAATTCATGCTCATTCAACTGGAAATAAGAATTCAACAGCACAGAATGAAGCAGACTACCACATGCGCAGACCTGTTGAATCAGGCTTTTTCTCTCACGTTGTGGGAAACGGTAGAGTCATGCAAGTCGGACCAGTCAATAATGGTGCTTATGACGTGGGCGGTGGTTGGAACTACGAAACCTATGCAGCAGTTGAGCTGATTGAAAGTCATTCAACACAAGAAGAATTCATGGAAGATTACCGCCTATATATCGAGTTGCTACGAAATCTAGCAGATGAAGCAGGTCTTCCAAAAACGCTGGATTCTGACGCATTAGAAGGTATTAAATCGCATGAATACTGTACGAATAATCAACCTAACAATTTTAGTGACCACGTTGACCCATACCCTTATCTAGCAAGTTGGGGCATTAGTCGTGAACAATTCAAGCATGACATTGAAAACGGTCTGGAAGTTAAAAAAGGCTGGCAGAAGAACAATACAGGCTATTGGTATGTACGTTCAGACGGCTCTTACCCTAAAGAACAATTTGAAAAGATTGACGGTACATGGTACTACTTTGACGGTTCAGGCTATATGCTTGCTGACAAATGGAAGAAACGACCAGATGGCACTTGGTACTACCTTGACAAGTCAGGTGAAATGGCTACTGATTGGAATAAGATTGCTGATAAGTGGTATTATTTCAGTAGAGATGGCGCTATGGTTAAAGGATGGGTTAAGTATCGTGAAACATGGTACTACCTTGACGATAAAGATGGATATATGTTATCTAAACAATTCGTTAAATCGGGTGATGGCTGGTACTATTTGAAAGCTAACGGTGAACTCCACACAGAACCAGCATTCAAAGTAGAGCCAGATGGGCTAATTACGACAGGTTAAAATATAAATAGAAAGGATTTCAAAAATTTAATTACACTTCAACCGCTAGCAAATCGCTAGCGGTTTTTTGTTTGATTTGAAAACACTATCGCCCCAAATTCGCCCCTAAAAAAATATTTTTTAATATTTTTTAATAGTTTTTATTTTTATAAAATCCATAAATAACAACAAATCAGAAAGAATGATATATACTATTATGTCTGCAGGGGGCAG